CGGTTCACAACCGTCCGGCACCTACAATAAACTCACCGGCGAATTCAAGCCATTCCCGGGCCGCGAGATGGCGAAAGAATACGTGCCTGAACTCAAAGGCGATATTATGATGGCCCCAGAGGACATCATCGCTATCCGGGCGGCGCGTGAAGCTGGTGACAAAAAGACCGTATACGGGATCGTCGACAGATATTCACAGGGCGTGGGACCACGTGGTGAACCGGGTGCCGCAGGTGCAGCCGCTGAACCACCGAGCGACATCACCGTGAGTGGACGAGAGGCGAAATCCGCAGCGGAAAAGACCAAAGCCGAGACAATGGCCAAGGAATCGGCTGAATCGACGACTAAATTCTTGAACTTAGCAGATGAACACCGCACATCACGAGCTGCCGCTGCTCAGAACTTAGAGATCGTTACTAGAAATCCCAAGATATTCGGCTATCTGAACAAGCCGGGCGTGGGTAATGCGTTGTGGTCACTGGTGCAAGATGCGATGACTGGTCATGCCAAAGCGGGTACATCCGGTGTTGATGTGCAGGTATCCAAGGCCGACATCGTCAAGACTCTGCAAAAGGTAGATCCTACTTTTAAAATCGAGGACTTTACTGATCTGGATATTTTCATCGGTAACTTGGCTCGTATGGAGTTGGGTCTACGTCGGCAGACTTATGCGGGTTCAGGTATGGGTTCGGTGTCGAACCTCGAAGGCCAGCCGATCAAGGACGTGCTTGGTAGCAAGTACGACACACCAAAAGCAATCCAGCAGAAAATGGCTCTAGCTGCTCGTGGCTTTGACTACGACATGGATATCGCTGCTGCATACCGCGAATATCGTAACAAAGCCGGAAATCGCTACAAGACGCTCGAAGACTTTAAAGGCGATTCAGAAGATGGTACCTACAAGAGACTCACCAATGGTCTCGAATCGTGGCTGAATAAGAATCTCGGAATCCCATATCGCAAGAGAGACACCGGGCAACCGACCACCGACATCACCCCAGTCCCAAGTGGCTCGGCCGCTACTGAGCCAAAACCCGCTTCTACGGCCAAGGATCGTAGGCCACCACGACCACTTAATACACAGAGCGTGGAAGATGCGATACGTAAGAAGCGCGAACAAGGACTGATCAAGTAAGGATCTCAACATGGCAGACACATTCAAAGGATGGGATCCGGACAAGCTGACTCCCGATCAGGCGAAAGTCGCCGAGATGATAATTTCGGAGTCACGCCGGTTGGGTGTGAATCCCGACATCACCCTTGCGATCGCTTGGCTCGAGAGCAACTTCAAGCAAGACGCGACATCCGAGACTGGTGCTCGTGGTGTCATGCAACTGACCAAAGGTACCGCCGAGACGTTGGGTGTGAACCGCGACAATCTTGAAGAGAATATTCGCGGCGGTGTGAAGTACATCGATCAGCTGCTTAAAAATAAGCAGGTAGGATACGATCCGCTGAAGTTGGTGGTCGCTTACCACGATGGTCCGAATTCAAAGTATTTCGAGACTGGCATAGCGGATGATATCTCCGAAGCTGCTGTTCAGTATGCACACAATTTTAACGTACTGACCGGTGGTCTAATCAATCCCGAAGCCGCTAAAGGCGGGGCCCCAGCGAAAGCTGCACCTACCGAGCCGCCGCCCGATGAGATAGCCGGGTCTTCAGACATTCAGATCAAAGAGCTGCCCAGTGCACCACCAGATGAAAAGCGGCAGTATGGCTTCTCGCCCGACGCGATGGCGGCAGGTGCAACGCTGGTTGGCCCGGCAGGTGGAGTGGTCGGCACCTACCAAGCCGGTCGTGGAATGATGGACCGAGCGGGTCAGTTAGTGAACGCCGCGACCCAAGCCGCTGAAGCTGCAGCATCCGAAGGTCGTCCGGCAGGTCCTCCCGCCCGAGGCGGCGCGATGCCTCCACCGCAGGGTCCGGCGTCTCGCACTCCGGTCGGTGGCCAAGGTACGTTTAATTACGCCAAGAAGTTCGGACTGTCCGATTTTGATGCCGCGAGAGCGGCCAATATGTCCAAGCAACCCGGTGGGTCGTGGGACGTTGCTCGGCAGGTAGCAGACGCTGAGGCCAAGATCGGCCCCGGGTTCCGCATGACACCAGAACGAGCAGACCTGTTACTACCCGAACAAGTCGGATCCGGTCCTCGTGGTGCACCTACCGCACCAATCCCACCGGTCGAACCACCAAGGGTAAGCCCATTGTCCCGCGTGAATCAAGCGATCACCCAGACCGTCGCCCGGCACCCGATATTGTCCGGGTTGATGGGTGGTGCTGGATTCGGTGCTATGGCCGCTGAAACCGCCGAGCGCTATCGGACTGGTGACGAACTTGGCGCCGGATTGGGCGCAGTGGGTACTCTGGGGTCCGCGATGTCGATGTTCCCCAAGACCTCCGGTCCCGGCATGACGATGGCTGTAGCCTCACCACTGGCCATGGCGATCTCCGACTACATCCGTAACCGCAAGGAAACACCCTTCACCCCTCTGCAATTATCTGAGAGCATCATGAAGGATCTGAAAGCCACTGAAGAGGGAATCAGGGCAAACATTGCCAAGAAGAAAGGCGGCACCGACGCTCCTCAGGAGGGCTTCTCGTTGCCAGTCATGGCACCGTAGCTACTAATATAGCGACCCCTCCTTTTCAACGCCTCCGAGGTACCTTCCGTGGGTTCTCGGGGGCGTCTCTTTATCTGACCCTCATCTCCCGCTGCACGACCGTCTAGAGTCTGTATCCGTTGTATCCGTATTGCAAGCTTACTAACGGATACAAGCTAGTTAGCGCTCACTTCGCGGAGGGTTCAAGTCACGTACGTATGTGAGACATATTCCGGAATTCTTGTATCCGTTGTATCCGGTGTTCTGCTGTCTGGAAGTTCTCTGTCGCAAGCTTGCGACAGGAATAGGTACATATGCGCGTGGAACAGCGGATACAGAGGTCCATGAGCCGCGTCCGTCTTGATTCTCGCCGTTCCATGACCTGTTCCATTATACCGGATACAGCGGATACAGCCATTGTCGGGAGGAAATACAACAGCGGTCCGCATTGCACGGAACCCGACACCCCTAGTGTATCACAATGGACATGGCTAGTCAATGGGTGACACTTGTGGTATAATACGACCTATAGAGCTTACTAGAGGAAACCATGTCCAGCTTGATTCATGATTATGCAGCATTGTTCGCGGGAAATCTCCGATCTTTCGGGCAATACAATGCGTCCACCGATCGGGCGATCACCGAGAAGGGCGAGCCGACGATCGACCATTACAAGGCCCACATCGAAGGGGTGATGGGTCTAGGTATCGTACCGATTTCGGATGGTGGTACGGTGATGTTCGGGGCGATTGATGTGGACGCCCACGAGAGTTCGGAGGATATCGACCATCTAGCGCTGATCCGCAAAATCGAGCAGCACCGACTGCCTCTGGTGGTGTGCCGATCCAAGCGTGGCGGGGCGCACTGCTACCTGTTCGGGTCAGAGTGGCTACCGGCCAAGGTGGTGATCCGGCTGCTTTCGTCGTGGCGCGACATGCTCGAGATCCCGCACAAGACCGAGATATTTCCGAAGCAGGATTCGGTGGTGACCAAATCCGGCGAGAAGTCGCTCGGCAACTGGCTGAATCTTTGCTACTTCGGTGGTGATGGCACCAACCGGTATGCTTTCGACCAAGACGGCAAGAAGCTAACGTTCGAGCTATTTATTCAACACGCGCAGTCTAAGCGCCTGACGGTCGATGAACTCAACGCACTCGCCAATCGCGAACATCTGGAGGCACCACCCTGCATCCAGAAGATGATCCATACCGGTGTCGAATCTGGTGCTCGGAACGAAGCGATGTACAACGTAGTCATCTACCTCAAGAGGGCGAGACCCGAGACGTTCTTCGACGACGCGATGGCGCTGAACAAGTCGATGTTCGACAAGCCACTCAACACGCAGGAGGCCCGGAAGGTCATCCGGTCGGCGTCGAGGCGCGAGTACCAGTACAAGTGTGGTGAAGAGCCGTGCAAATCGCTCTGCGACCGCAAGGTGTGTATCACCCGAGAGTATGGGATATCGACTGATGAAGCCAAAGCGCTTGAAGCATACGACTCGCTACCGCAGTTCTCCGATCTGATCGAGTATCAATCGGACCCTCCTCGCTGGGGTTTGCATGTGAATGGTAAGCTGATTTCGAACATTCCGACGGTCGTGCTGCGTGATCCCAATGCCATGGGTACTCTCATATTCGAGCAGCTCAAGGTAAACATTCCGAAGATCACGCAGGACGCGTGGCGAAAAAGAATCCTCGATCCGTTGATACCGAATATTCGCGTGATTGAAGTACCGAAGGAGGCGTCGGCTTCAGGTATTATCGAGCAGAAGTTCCACGAATTCATGCAGAAGGCCGATTTGACTTCGGATGGTAAGGACGCGCATGATCGGAAAGCTCTAACCCGCAATATTCCGGTGGTGCAGGAACTCGATGGTGTGCGATGCATCGTGTTCAAGGGTATCGCATTCTCCGAATTCTTAAAGCGTAACAAGGCAGAGCTGCAGCAGGGCATGGATCTGTGGACCACATTACGGCGTGAGTGTGGAGCCGCGCATACCAAGATGCGGATACCGGGTCATACATACCCGATTAACGTTTGGTATGCACCAATTAGCGATGACATAGAGGGAGATGTTGATGCACCAGACTTCACACCAGAATATTGATATCACATATGACCAGAAGTCCGGCAGATTCATCATCGTCTCGCCTCCTTGGTCGATTGATAAAATTCGCGCCATCCCTAACCGTCGTTGGGATGCTAGGCGTCGCGTTTGGACCGCACCCGCGCTGCGAGCTAACGCCGCATATATGCTCGATAAGTTCCCTAGTCAATATTGGTCTTCAGAGGCAATGGGTGTTGCCCGTAATGCCGTACAGGTCAAATCGTTAGCACCGGTCGCGGACTTCCCATCGACGTACACGTTCAAGACGCGGCCCCGGTTGTATCAAGAGAAGGCACTGCAGTTCTCGTGGCAGAAGGAGTCATTCGCGTATTACATGGACATGGGTACCGGCAAGACCAAGACGTCGATCGACTTGTTCTCTGCTTACTTCCTGTGCGGCGAGATCGACCGGTTACTCGTGGTCACCAAGTTCTCGACGCGGATGAACTGGGAACGCGAATTCAGCATTCACTGCCCGATTCCGTACGAGGTCGCAGTGTTAGATACGTCGAAGCCCAAAGTATTCGACGCATTCAATACCAGCAGTTCCGATGCATTGAAGATCCTCATCGTCGGCACCGAGTCGCTGGCCGCAGGGTCCGCATCACTGTACGCCGAGAAATTCGTGAATACATCCACCCGTGTCGGTATGATCGTGGATGAGGCGCACATGATCAAGACGCACAACGCGGTGCGATCGAAGAATGCAGTCAAGATCGGCAGGGGTGCCAAGTACAAGTTGGTGATGACCGGCACTCCGATCGCGAATGCACCACTCGATCTATATATGCAGTTCTAATTCCTAGATGAGAACATCATCGGCACCGGTGACTTCTTCTCATTCCGCAACCGCTATGCAGTGATGGGTGGATTCGAGGGCAAGCAGATCATCGGATACCAGAACATGGAGGAGCTAATCGAGTTAGTGTCACCATATGTGTATCAAGTACGTAAATCCGAAGTATTAACCGAACTACCACCGAAAGTATATGAAATCAGAGAAGTGCGATTTAACGAAGAACAACGGAACCTGTATACAAGCATTGCTAAGAAAAACCGTGCAGTCATGGGGGATCGCGGACTCACAGTCAATACGGTGCTGGAAAGAATGTTACGACTCCAAGAAATATGTGGAGGTATCGTTACATTTGAAAGGAATCCAGACCTATGGAACTCGTCCAAGTATGAACATTCACGAATCCCCGGTAACAACCCGAAGATCGAGGAGCTGCTCAGTATAACCGAAGAGTACCAAGTATCGACCATCGTGTGGTGTCGATTCATCGAAGAGATTCACATGGTGTCGGAGGCTCTTCGAACCAAGTATGGGGCCGATCAGGTGGTCGAGATATACGGCAATGTGTCTGAGAAGGACCGGGATCATAATGTGCAGGAGCTGTTCCAGAAAAAGAAGGCTCGATTTCTGGTCGGCAATGCATCGACTGGTGGCACCGGGTTGAATATGACCGCCGCCGAGTTGGTGGTGTATTTTAGCAATTCGTTTAACTACGTCGAGCGCGATCAGTCCGAGGATCGTGCGCACCGGATCGGACAGACCAAGTCGGTGCTGTATATCGATCTGGTGATGGAGAAGTCGGTCGATGGTGCTATTCTCGAAGCATTGCAGAACAAGAAGAACGTCTCCGAGTTCGTGCGGGAGAGCATCAATAGTAAAAATGTAGAACAGTTGATTACCACCGCCTAGCGTGGTATAATTATATTACCGAGAGGATAGAGATGCCAACAGTCTACGTAACACAAGAAGTAGCAATAGCCAATTACCGACCTGCAGAGAGGTACGGTGATGTCGTCTTTTTATGCGCCTCCGAAGTGTCGGGGTCACTGAGTTCAATACATAATGTTAAACTGGTCAACAATATCCGAGAGCGCTTTAGACATTTTAATCCATCTGAGGATTACATCGCTCCATCTGGTAGCCCTATCATCGCTTGCATTGTTATGGCGTTGGCACGTGAAAAGGGGTCAGCGTTCAACTTCCTGAAATGGAACAATCGCGACCATACCTACACGCCGATCCGTATAGACCTTGAGGGAGACCGTGATGTCATTTGAGACCAACGAATTCGCGAAGTACGACAGTATGTCGTTGATGGAGCTGATCCGCGAGATGCGCCGAATCCAGACCGAGAAGGACGATAACGACGCGGTGCTGAAAGGCCTGAATAAGCATTTCGATTTCCTGCGCATCACCAAGATCCCGGCAGAGATGGAAGATCAGGGGATTCGCAATCTGAATGTCGAGGGCGTGGGCCGGGTGTCCTTAACCGCCGATATGCACGTGTCGATCAAGGAAGGCAGCAAAGAGTCGTTCTACGAGTGGCTGCGGGACAACGGGCGTGGTGATCTTATCCAGCCGAATGTCAATCCCAGCACGTTGAAAGCGACAGTGAAGAATATGGTCCGCGAGGGTGAGGAAATACCCGAAGAGCTGCTCAATGTGAGCCCCTTCACCCGTGCGTCGATCACCAAGTCTTAAATCCGCGCAAGCGGTAGTAAGTGGCACACCTCGGTGTGTCTGATATCCACGCCATACAAGGAGAATCTACATGGCTAAAAGCAACGCAGTGACGAAGGTAGAAGCATTTGCAGTAACCGACGAGATTCCGGAGTTCCTGAAGAAGGGGTCGCATCGTGGTGCGGAGAACGTCGGATCCGAAGACGTGATCATACCGCGAATCGAACTGATTCAGGCGCTGTCACCGGCTCGCAAGAAGTCCGACCCGTCGTACATCGAGGGCGCAGACGAGGGTATGATGTTCAACAACGTCACCCGCGAGCTATACGGTCTCGAAGTGATGGTCGTGCCGGTCTACTACCAGAAGCAGTTTTTGGTGTGGAAGGACCGCAAGATGGGCGGCGGTACCAACGGATTCCGTGGTGCGTTCAACTCCCGCGCTGATGCGGAAGCGGCGATCGCGGCGCTCAATGAAGAGGGCCTCGAAATTTCGGATACCGCGCAGCATTTCGTGCTCGCTCTGCATGGTGACAAGTGGTCCGAGGCGGTGGTGTCAATGGCGAAGTCCAAGATCAAGGTATCTAAGCGCTGGAATTCGCTGATGCGCCTGACCGACACCGATTCGTTCTCTCGTGCCTACAAGCTATCCTCGGCAGTCGAGACGAACGCTCGTAACGAGCAGTACCATAACTTCAACGTCAGCCCGATCGGGTTCGTGTCGAAGGAAGTGTACGATCGTGCCGAGAAGTTGTACGAGGTCATCTCCAAGGGCGGCGTCAAGGTGAATGCCGATTATGACGAGGCTGCGGAGACCGTAGAAGAGTTCTAAGCTTTACGGGGGAAAGCAGATGCCGGTTGTCGATTAGCAAGTCGTCAAGGATAGGCCGGTGGAGCGAGTACCCCACCCACCATTTAGAGGATAGATATGAGAATATTATTTATATGCGGCGTGATGTTATTCATCTTCGTGACGTACGGGTGTTCATCCAGCAAGCCGAGCAAGTTCCACGCGTCGAGCAACACCGACGGTACACAAGACCTGATCCTTGATAAGACCATTCATCCGATGAGCAGGAACGAGGTGATTCTCGCGGTGCAAGAGTGCGAATCCAGCGGTCTACGGGCGGCGATGGTGTTCAGCAAGCGCAAGGTGTCGAATCACACCGCCGATGTGGTGGTCGACGTCACGTGTGTGCCGAGGTACCGCTAGTGCGCGTTCACGCTATATACGGGCCACCGGGTACCGGCAAGACCACCGAGATGCTTCGGCGGGTCGAGCAAGCGAAGGTATCCGGGGTCCAAGCGGAACGAATCGCATTCGTGTCCTTCACCCGGGCGGCAGCAAGCGAGGCGCTGTCGAGACTCGGTCTGAAGAGAAGCAATAACGTATCCACCATCCATTCGATGTGCTTCAGGTTGTTGAATCTCAAGCAGTCGCAGGTGGTGGACCCAGCCAAGCTCCGCGAATTCTCGATGCAGGTGGGTGTGCCGGTGATCGGCAAGTCACCCGAGGATGACGAGGAGCGGGCAGATGGCGATTCCTATCTGGACATCATAAACTATGCGCGCAATACCTTCACTGACCCTTCGGTCGTGTATGACTACAGCACCCGACCCGGAACCCGCGCCGAATTCAATATGTTCCTTCGAGCGTATTCTGACTGGAAAGATACTTTCGGATTTTACGACTTCACCGACATGCTGGACCGAGCCTCCCGCAAAGGGGCGCGACCAGACGCGGAAATCATATTCGTCGATGAAGCACAGGATTTATCCCCTCTTCAGTGGCGGGTCATCGAGCGCTTTGCGAAAGGGGCAGAAGAAATCCATATCGCGGGTGACGACGATCAGGCGATATACTCGTGGTCAGGGGCCGATGTACATGGCATGGCTAAGTTCACTGCGAAATACGGCGGTGTTAGTGAAGTCCTATCGGTATCACATCGACTACCTGTTAGTGTGCACCAGAAATCGCAAGCGCTCATCCGTCGAATCACTATGCGAGTCGATAAGGCGTTCAATCCCCGACCGGATATGGGATCCCTACAGGTACACGGCAACATCAACTCGATTTCGATATCACCGCAAGAAGATATCTTACTCTTGGGGCGGACGCATTCGGTCCTGCGTGAGGTAGAAAGGGACTTGATTGACAGACGCATACCGTATCTGCGAGAATCGGGCAGACCGGGGATGTATCAGAACAAGTACGCGAAGGGCATCATGGCGTATCACAAGCTCGCAGCCGGGAAGATACTGCAGGAATCCGAGCGTACCGCGATTTACAATGTGGCAACCACCGAGACTAGAGGACATCTTGAAAAGAACGATTATGCGGCCATACTATCTAGGCCGTTCTACGTTGCACTGGATATTCCATTTAGGGTTATTGACTTTTATCGTGATGCTGACCTCAATAGTGTTCCTCGTCTTAGGCTTTCTACTATTCATGCATCAAAAGGTCATGAAGCCGATCGGGTCATATTGCTCACAGATACTACGCAGAAAGTGACCGAGACTGCGGAGAAGAAGCCAGACGATGAAATTCGCGTCTGGTATGTAGGAATGACGAGAGCTAAGCATACCCTAGATATCGTCGAAGGTCATAATGGGTATAAAATTTAACTGGAGATTAGCATGACTAAAGAGTACGACAACACCAATTCAGGCATCCTCGCTCGTAACAAGCGTAAAGAGAAGGATTCCCACCCCGAGTACACCGGATCCGTCAACGTCGATGGCGTCGAATATTGGCTGTCTGCATGGGTGAAGGAAGGCAAGCCGGGATCGAAGCTCGACGGCCAGAAGTACTTCTCTCTCGCATTGAGCCGGAAAGATGCTCCGCAGACCAGCAGCACCGCCAAGCCCGGACCCGGCAAGGAATTCCTCGATGACCTACCGTTTTAATCGCCATGTTCCCGCGCCTAGACAATCCGAAGGTGGTGGTGATCGACACGGAGACCACCGGCCTGAAATGGTGGAGCGACCGCGTTTTTGGGGTTTCGCTGTGTACCGAGACCGGAGATACTTGGTATTTCGATATTCGAACGGTTCCACGCTTTATCGAGTGGCTAAATGATACGATCGCGGCGAATCCCCGCACCAAGTGGGTCGGCCATAATCTGAAGTTCGATTACCACTTCCTGCGTGAGGCGGGGGTCAAACTACCCGAGGACCGGATCGATTGCACCATGATCCGGGCGGCGCTGATATCCGAACACGAACCGACCTACGAACTTGACTTTCTGGCTCGTAAATATGCGAAGACTTCTAAAGACTCTGAGATCTACGAGGAGATGGCTGCTCTTTTCGGTGGCCGTCCAACTCGCAATGCTCAGATGCCAAATATATCGCGTGCGCCTGAGGATATGGTTGCACGGTATGCGAAACAAGATGCGCTCGCGACGATGAAGCTGTACCAGTGGCAGGAGGCAGATATCGCTCACCTGTCGAAGGTGCACGACCTCGAGCGTCGGCTGATGCCGGTGATCATCCGGATGGAGGAGGGCGGCGTCAGGGTGGACATCGACCGTGCAGAGGAGGCCGTCCGTGGCCTCACGAAGCGCATCGAGACATCCCAGCGGGACTTGAATACCATGGCCGGATTCGAGGTCAACCCGAACCCTTCCGGATCGATCGCGAAGCTATTCGAGCCGAAGCTGGAGATTGATGGTGAGTGGTACCTGAATGACGGCACTCGGGCCGACAAGACGGACGGCGGCAAGGCGTCGATCAATGCGGAGTGCTTGCGTCGGATGAAGCACCCAGCGGCGAAGATGATTCTGGACCTGCGTAAAATGCTCAAGACCCGGGATACGTTCCTATCCGGTCACATACTTGGACACCACAACGATGGCGTTATTCATTGCAACTATAACCAGACGAAGAATGATAGTGAAGCTGGCACCGGAACCGGTCGGCTATCAGTTACCAATCCAGCGCTCCAGCAGATCCCTAGTCGTGATCGGGAGATCAAATCGCTGGTACGCCCCATTTTCATGCCAGACGAAGGCGCGGCGTGGCTTGGTATGGATTGGTCCCAATTCGAATTTAGAGTGGCTAACCATTACGGTCAGGTACCGGCTATTCTCAAAGCGTATAAAGACAATCCGAATCTCGATTTCCACCAGCTTGTATCCGACATGACCGGGATACCCCGGAATGCCGAGTACGCGGGTGGTCCATCGTCCAAGGCGATCAATCTCGGGCTGGCATTCAACATGGGAGCGGGGCGGCTGGCGCAGGAGATCGGGCTACCCTGCTCGGAGGAAGTGATGCCCGATGGCCGGGAGTTCGTGAAGCCCGGACCGGAGGCGCTCGCGATCTTCGAGAAGTACCATACGGCGAACCCGGGGATGCGCAATATGCAGCAAAAGGCATCCGCGATCGCCAAGCAGCGAGGGTATGTGCAGACCATGATGGGTCGACGAATCCGGTTCCCGGGTGGGCAGTTCACGCACAAGGCATCCGGGCTGATCTATCAAGGCACCAGTGCCGACGCGATGAAGGTCAAGCTCATCGAGATCGACCGATACCTGACCGAGCAGGATGCGGGGCGACTGCTGCTGACTGTGCACGACGAGATCGGGGTGTCACTCGAGAAGGACGCCGATCCGGAGGCGATTTCGAAGCTGTACACCACGTTCGATGGCGACCAGTGCGAGATGAAGTTCCGGGTGCCGATCACGTGCGATTGGGGTGTGGGTGATAACTGGTATACGGCGAAAGGCTGATACTACATCACCCGTACAGGTATGATATAATAGATGTTCTAACCTTATAGAGGGCATTCATGAAGATCGATTTAACGATGGACGGTATGTGGGGTTCATGCGGCAAGGGCGGCGTGTCTGGGTGGCTTGCCAAGCGGGTCCCATATGATACGGTGGTGTGTTCGTATGGTACTCAGGCCGGTCATACCTACAACGACCGCGCACGTGGTCTAAAGATGATGGTGCAGCAGTTGCCGGTGGGCGTGTCGGGTCCGACAGTAAAAACTGTGATGCTCGGCCCCGGATCGCTGATCCATGCAGGTACTCTGCAGCGCGAAATTGTGCAGTATATGAATGGTGATCAACGGCTGGTGATTCATGAACACGCGGCGGTGGTGCGAGATGACCACGCCCATCGCGAGAAATCGATGGGTATGACCAAAATCGGGTCCACCACCAAGGGCGTAGGTGCCGCGATGGTCGATCGCATCATGCGCGATCCGGATTCAAGAGCGGTGGCCAAGCTCGGATTCGCAGACCACCCGCTCGAGCAGTTCGTAGTCGACAAGTTCGAATACGATCGCATCCTAAATGAATCGCGGACTCTGCTGGTCGAAGGCGCACAAGGATTCGGTCTTTCGCTCTATCATGGTGACTGGCCGTACTGCACATCACGCGATGTCACCCCGTGGCAGATAGCCGCTGACTGTGGATTGCCATTCACGTGGGCAGCAGCGATCACGGTCTGGATGGTGGCGCGTACCTTCCCGATCCGCGTGAATAATCGCAATGGCTATTCGGGTCCGGCATATCCGGGGCAGAAAGAGATATTCTGGGGTGACATAGGTCGCGAGCCTGAACTCACCACGGTCACCAAACTGCCACGTCGCATATTCGAATTCTCGGATGTGCAATACCAACACGCGATGCTGCACTGCGCAGGACTCTCGACCAAGACGGTGCTGACATTCGCGGATTACTGTAATGAAGACACGCTGACCGACATTATTCGTCGGATGCATAAGACTGGATGGGGACCGGACTACCTTTGCTTCGGTCCGGATGATGCAGATATTAGGGAGATTGACTATGCCGATTTTTGAGGCGATCGGGTACACCGATGAGATGAATCCACTGCCGTGGAGAAAAGACGAGGGTAATCCCGCGTTGATTCTCGATGCAAATGGACTGCCGGTAGCCGATTTCGAGACTCGCGACATCTACAAAGGCGTCACTGGGTCGTGCGACATCAATGCCGATTTCGCACTACGCGCAGTCGCGGCTTACCACAAGCGAACCGGGGCCGATATCAAGCAATTGCAAGATCGTATCGTCGAATGGGCAGATTCGAACTTTCCGAATCGCACCACCGCCGATGTCCTGCTTAAACTGTACGAGGAGCTAGGTGAATACGCACGGGATCCGAAGTCTGCACTCGAATTCGGTGATATCATGATCTTGCTGCTCGATGTCGCGCATATGAATGGTATCGACATCCAGAAGGCGATCAACGATAAGATGGATATTAATGAAAAACGGTCGTGGAAAGTCGACCAGAACACGAGGATCATGCGCCATGTCTGAAGAAAAAGAGGATTTCCTAGCATTTCCACTCACATTCGATAATCCATCGAGCAATCAGCGATTCGTGCACACTGGCATGACGCTGCGTGATTACTTCGCGGCTCATGTGGTGCAAGGCTATCTGGCCGCGTTCTCCGGACCGGATGTCGTGTTACCTTTACCCTCTGATGCCGCTAAACAGGCATACAAATACGCCGATGCGATGATGAAAGTGCGCGATGAAAGCGAATGAGTGGCTACGCGCATCGTATACCAAGCGCTGGACGATCATCAACACGATCAAATCGCAATCGGTAGCGGAGCATTCATTCAACGTCATCGGCATCGCGATGCGAATCGCTACTGCGATCGAGTGGAATGGCCGGTTTCATTACACCCAGCAGCTGGACTTGATTTCATGGGCGATGTCGCACGATATCGTCGAAGTCTACACTGGTGATATGCCCACGCCATTTAAACGTGCACTCGAATCGCATGGTGCGAAGATGCTGGATGCCGAGCAAGAATTCATGCCTGAATATGGAGGTATGTGCCGCCAAGCCGAAGGCACCGTGCATGGTATGATAGTCAAGCTCGCGGACATACTCGAGGCGATCTGGTTCTTAAAAGATAATGGCATCGGTGATCACGCCAAGACTGTGCTGTCCGGCTTGCATGACGCGATGTACGAGATGATCGACCGATACGAGAAGGAGTACCCGGATCTGAAGATTCGATCCGGATTGTACGAAGTACGAAAGGAAATGGGCCTATGAAATGTATGAAGTGCGGAAGCCCAACTCACGTGATTCTCACATACAAGAACATCGACAACACTATCAAGCGTCGGCGTGAGTGTAAGAATCCAAAATGCAGGCACCGTGTAACCACTAGGGAGAAGACTGATGACACAAGACTCGATACACCAAATCATTAAAGACCGTGCGGAGAAGTATGGCGATTTCCGCGATCAGGCCAGACTCGCGATCGATCTGAAAGACATCGTGCACGGGGGCCGCTCATACGAGTACATGCCGTCGTACATGAAGGAGTCACTCGACATGATATGCCACAAGATCGCTCGCATCGTGAATGGCGACCCTAGATATCTGGATTCATGGGTCGATTTGGTAGGCTACGCGCAACTGGCCCGTGACCGACTGATCGACGATCTGGCGATGGAGCAACTGCTCGGTCCGCACGAAAAGCCGCTGGTCGAGGATTATCCATTTGATAATGGCCAGACGGTCACGACCACCGTGACTTGGTAGATACTTGACAGCATATAGTACCCGTGCTATAATTTGTATCACGGGGACTTCCCGGATATAGACGATAGAGGGTAAAATGGCAAAGTCGAACGTAGTAATCACCGAAGACATGGTCGATGAACTGGTCACCATCCGCGAGAAGCTTCGCGCATTGACCGCTCGTGAAAAGGAGCTCAAGGACGCATTCCGCGAGGGTGGTGCCGCCACCTACTCGTCTAAGAACTGCGCGATTGAGATCACTTTCACATCGAAGCAGATCCTGGATTCCGAGAAGGTCCGCGCATTCATCGGGCCGAAGAAGCTCGCGGAATTCATGAAGGCATCTGAGCAGATGAACATCAAGACGATGGAGCTTGCATAATGGACGACACCCAATTCAGCACCAACACGCCGAAGCTGGTCCCGTACGACACGGGCAAGATTAAGATCGGCATCCGATACGAGCAGCCCCGGTTCTCCCCGTCCGACGACGAGCGGATGATTCAAGGGGTCCTGCTGCCGGATGACCAACCGCTACGCCACAATATCTGGATCGAAATCCTCGAGTGGGGTATCATCCTCTCGGTGATCACCCTGTGCCTAATCTACTTCGTGAAGGACTGACATGAAAAAGTCAATTTCCCATCGGGTGCGAACGTACCTCGAATCGAACCCAAGGGCCGAATCCCGAGCCATCGCCGAGGCGCTGGGCCTGACCCGCCAACAGGTCTACACCGCCCGGTGGCTGGTCGGCAAGAAGAAGCGCCAAGCGGCGGTGAAAAAGCGCCGGGAGACGATCGCGGCCAAGACCACGCCCACCCAGTTCGTGCCGGTCATGAAGTACGGCGAGATCGTCGGGGTCCGGTCACCCGATCCGGAGCCGATCGCGAAAGCTGACCCGGGAGGATGGCCAGCGGTGTGGGAAGCGATCAAAAAAGCCATGCGTGGCGATAAGTAAAATCCAACATAGACGATAGAGGTGATGATATGACGATGTCAAGAAAAATGCGCAGGGTCTGGATGGAAAAGCGGATCATGGAGATGGAGATCGAAGAGACCTCTCCAGATGTCGAATTCCCGGGTTTCTCCCAGATGTCGCTCGCGATGGTCGAGCGGTACTACGACCAGTGGTTCGGCGAGGGATCGGCGGCGAGACTAGGTAAGATGTGCGAATTCCAGTTCGATCCGCTTGTTGCGCCGAAGCAACATATGCAGATAAATACTTGACAGGGTATCGTACCCGTGGTATAATACAATCACTGGAGCTTTTTCCAGCATTTAGACGATAGAGGAGAAACACCATGCAAGTAGCTACCTACACCAAGACCGGCAAAGCAGTTGAAATCCTGACAGTATCACGTGGCTGGGTCCGTATCCGCCAGCTGGACAAAAAGGAAATATCCGTGAGGAGCACCGAAGTGACCGACGTCCATGAAGCAGCCAAGCTGCCAGTACCTGCGGCCAAGGAGCCGAAGGCCAAAAAAGAGATCGACATCTACAATCGCAAAAACGGCGTGGTCGATTCCCTGTACCTGCCCCAGTATGTCGGATCGAAAGTCACCCGGTCGGATGGCAGCATGAAGCGAGCACTGGACTGCGGCGACGAGGTCGCGGCCAAGCTCCGCGCCATGACGATCGACGAGGTCTACGCATTCGCGGCCAAAGTCCTGAAGTCGACCGACGGCGGCAAGGCGCTGAAGGCGAAATACGAGACCCTCAACGTCGGTATGCAGCGCATGAATCTGGGCAACGTCATCCGCAAGGCCCTCCGTGGTGCTTGACAAAATACTCCACCAGTGGTATAATAGGGGTGCTGGCGATCCGGCACCCCACAGACGATAGAGGAGATACACCATGAGCTACACGATCACCCCGACCGAAGACGGCCAATTCCAGATCACCCACCCGACGATCCGGATGATCGGCGGCTGGACCTACCGCACCGAGCGTGAAGCGCTTACTATGCTGCGCGAGATGCTGCTTGACTCCGTATGGGCGCAGCGCGAGATGGCGGCGGCAGAGAATGCATGGGACCAATATGAGCGGGAGTTTGGCGATGAATAAGATGCGAATCTTCAAGGGCGAGTTCGAGGGCGAGATGCTCTACAAGGGCGTGGTGGTGAAATTCTGGGCGATCCGCTCGGACTTCGGCCTCGAGGCTACATTCGAGCAGCCGACGTTCGATGGTGAGTTCACCGATCTGGAACTGTTCCAAGCGCTGGAGGCGATGGTCTATGGCCACTGATGCCGAAATCGTCGAGCGGGTGCTGCTGGAGCGGCAACCCCGGTCATTCAACGACCCGAATTATGTGCCGTGGTGGGCCAAGCCTCCGCACGGCGAGAAAATGCAGACCACGTATACCACGAGGAGCGGCGTGACGGTATCTTCCGGACGCGTGACGGCCCTGACCGTGCGAGTGGACCCACCGAAGGCCGAGAAGCCAAAGGAAGTACCCTCCCGACCCTCGGAGCCACTACCCGAACTGTGCGATCGGTGGGGACTTCCGCATTCGCTGTATCTGGACGCGCCAAACCGGGGCATCGGTGCCATGCGGGTATGGAATGCGATCAAGAAAGCGACGCGTGAGTCGCTAAAGGGCGGTCATGACTGACCTGATCGAGTATTCGGTCGCGACCGGGATCGCGCTGGCCGGGTTTCTGCTGGCGCTCAATGGATCCGCTTGGTACCTGCTGCTGACTGTGATCGGCGTCGGGTACGTACTTTTGAAGGACTACTTCGATGACCAACGATAAAGCACTGCAGCCGATCTCGTACGAGAACAACGGCGTGTACCTCGATGAGGGGTTCTATACTCGTGGCCAGCTGGAGCATTTCATACTTATGATCGACACGAGGACCACTAACCGGGAGGCTACTTTTGAGCAAATACGATCTGTCCGACTTCCAGAAGGCGTTCCTAGCAAAAGGGACGGGGAATAACCTATTCACGCAGCAAGAGTTCGACGAGGCACTGGCGGTAGCAAAAGCCGAGATCATGGCGATCGCGATCGAGACTACCAAGACTGCGATCTTGATCGAGCGTGAGGCTTGCGCCGAGGTGGTCGAGCGTCTGGCCGATGAGGAAGAAGAGGGTGAAGTATGTACCGCATTGAAAAATGCGGTAGCGGCGATCAAGGATCGAATGCCAATTGCGAGGCAATGATGAATGACGAAAATCGTAAGTTCTGCACATCGTGCCAATCGATGCGAGCACTCGAAGGCGGCGTGATGAAGGAGACACGCGGAGTGCCTCGGTGGATGTGCGCACCGTGCGTCGAGCGAAAGACCGAGAGCATCTACAAGAATCGAAGTACAGATACCGTGTACATACCACGAAAACATTATGACTAGAGATGACATTATCCGCATGGCGCAGGATGCATGGGTGTTGCCTGATGCGCACATCCCAAATGTGTTGGAGTTTGCCTCCCTAGTCGCAGCAGCGGAGCGCGAAAGAATTAAATGGGACAGC